ACCAGTTCCAGTTCTACCCTTCCTTTTAAATATAACCTTACCACCATCGGACGGAATAATAACTTCCTTTGCAGCAAGTCCTGCAATAAAAGGTCTATCGTCAACATCCATAACAAAATTTATTTCACCTGATCCAGTTCCTTCAACTTCTAGATAAAAACTTGCTCCTTGTTTAATAAACTTTGCTTTTAAATTTGAAGGTATCGAAGATGGTGAAACCGAAGGAGATCTCCAATCTTGAGTGCTAAAAATTTTAGTATCAATAACACTTTGATTTTCGTTCACTACATTAAAAACTTCTGTAGTTATAGTATGTCTTCCCTTTTCAAGATAAACTTTTGTAAGTTTTGGATTATTTACATTAAATCCATCCAATGAAGAAATTTCTTTACCGTCAATTAAAATTCTACCATTATCATCTTTAGTTCCCTTTACTCCATAAAATCCAGAATAAGGAAGATTAATTTGCCAACTATTGGAGAAGGTAGTTCCGGATGCATCACTACCCGGAGTGTCTAATGGAAGAACGGGTGATATTGCATATCTATTCATAAACCTACTCCATCCGGGACTTTCAAAAACTTTTGTAGAAGTTTCTACAGTATCTTTGGATCCACTTGGAGAAGATTCAAGTCTATAAGTTAAGTCAAAAGTAGTCCTACCTCCTATTTTTCCTTTGTTTGAACTAATAAATTTACCTATATTTGCTTTAACTTGAATATCATCATTATCATTAGTAGATCCAATAGCATCTGCAAATATTCTATTAGAATCTCCTATTCCACCTTCCTTTCTTTTTGTGCCTTCTTTTATAAGACCTTGTTCGACTTTTTTATTTGTCGATTGGTTTACTGAAATGACATAATTAACATTTTTTCTAATGCTAATTTTATCTACTCGCGTGGTGCCACTTTTGTCTGCTCCATCAAGTTTAAATGTGTGTTGACCATCAACTGCAGTGAATGTAAGAGAAAGATATCTTGATTCTCTCCCTTCACCAAAGACGGCAAATTTAACTTCTTGAGTTTCTGACACTGGTTCAGGCGTAGAAGTAGAAATTGTTTCTTGAAAAATAGTCTTAGATCCAGAGAACCTTACTGGATACCACTTCTGACTTGATCCAGGAAATCTTGTAGTCCAAATAGGATTGGGTGGACATCTTCCAATTTGTTCTGGTGGTTGTTCTTGAGGAACTGGTGGAAGTGGAGCATCAATAGTCATCGAAACTCCCATTGGATTTTGATTCCAAGATTTTGAAGAAATAACTTCTATGTCTTCTGCTGAATTTTTTAATACAAATTTACATCTATTTCGATTAACATCGAAAAATTTTCCATTAGTTGCCTTAATAACCAAATCATTAAAATCATTATCAGTGCTATCTTCTAGTCGAAGAACTTTTCCATCAACTCTCAACTTTCTATCATTTGGTTTTGCTATAACTTGATATACTTTTCCAACTTCAAGTTTTCTAGTTATTTCATCATCTTTACTTGCAGTCAATAAATCAACTATTTCAATCGAACTGCTATCAGATCCCGCCTCACTTATCTTAAAAGTTACTTCTGTTTTTTTCCTCGTTGCACCAGAAATTGCTGCAGTTGACGTGGTAGTTGACGTTGATGTTGTTTCACCCTTTATACTAGCAATAGTAATCTTAATGTTTTCATCATCCCCATCAGCATCACGAATACCAAGACGGTTTGAATTGTTTATAATTGGTCCTCTTGCGCCAACGCCAGCACCAACAATTTGTATTGGTCCATATTTTTTACCGGCAGTAAACTTACCTTTTTCCTTTATGGTTTCTTTTTCTGGAATAGTAGCGTCAAATAAAGAATTGCCCTTAAACGCACCAGTTCCAGTTAGTCCTTTCCTTTTAAATATAACCTTACCACCATCAGATGGAATAATAACCTCTCTTGCCGCAAGTCCAGCAAAATTAGGATTATCATCAACATCCATAACAAAATTTATTTCACCTGATCCAGTTCCTTCAACTTCTAGATAAAAACTTGCTCCTTGTTTAATAAACTTTGCTTTTAAATTTGAAGTTGCACTAGTGGTTGTAGTTGTAGTTGTGGGTGCAGTAGTTGGTTTCTGTAGAATATTTAAAAGATCAATTTTTACAATGTGATTTCCTTCAGAAATTGTTTTCTGTAAAGCAGATGGATTATCATTAAATGATTTCAAATCACCAACTAAATTACCATCAACAAAAACCTGTGCAGTATCATCGCCTACGCCTCTGAAAATATACTCTCCACTGATAGGAAAATTTAACTCCCACTCCATTGAAAAAATTCTTCCTGCTTCATCACTTCCAACCAAATCAGAAGGTTTAACAGGAGAAACTGCATATTGATTCATAAACTCTCCCCATTCGGGACGAGTTACAAATTTAGCATCCTGTGTTGCATAAGATTTTTCAATAGTGTAAACTCTATCTGGTTGAGAAGTTCTTGTTGTCCAAAAAGGTTTCTTAAGTGCTCTTTGGAAAATTTCAATTTCCCTTTGAATAGGATCAGCACCAATCCTAGTATAAGTTTGAGGCTCCCAAGGACCAAGTTCTTCTCCATCGGGACCATATCTTTTTCCATATCCAATATCAGTATCTTCGCAGAGTTCATATTCTTCAAAGTCTTCTTCTCCCTCAAAGACTTCTACTTCATCTGCAGTTTCTCCAAGAACAGCAGTTAAAACAGCACCATTACCAATCTGACAATCATCTCTTGCCGCTACAATTGGTGAATATTGATAACCATAACCACCAGTAATAATATCGACTGCAAGTAAGGATCCATCTCTTCCAATGATAGGATTTCCAGCTGCACCAACTCCATCACCACCAAAAAATTGAATTCTTGGTGGACCACACTCTCGATATTCTTGAATGCCTGCACACTCTCCTTCGGATACAACTAAGTCATTTGGCGTAAGACGATTGACCTCATTAATACTCAAATAACGAATGTTATTATCTCCATCCCTAAAAACAAAAGTTGTTCCTGGATTATTCTTTGCATAATCATTCGCTTCACATATAGAAACGCCATCAACATACCCCAAAGTTGGGTCAACGTATCCAACTTTGATATCATCTTTAGTAGGTGCAGAAAATAAATTAAAAGACATATCTCCTTTTCGTTATTGATATTTATTCCACTTTAATCAAAATTGTATCCCACCTATAGAACTCCCAGGTGCTCCCAATCGTGGTTGACCTGTTTTTGGATTAATATAAAGATCAGGTTGATTTTGTCCCGGTTGGGCAAATGGTTTTTCGACGACTTGAGGTGCTGTTGGAGTTCCTTGAGATGCCTTATCAACTTGCGCAGGTCTTGGCAATTGTGGTTCTTCCGCAGCACCAGACCCATTCTGCAAGGTGTAGTAGTCAGATGCTGGGCAATTTGGTTTTAGTTCAAATCCAAATACATTCAGTTTTATATTTTCAAAACTCAATGCTGAAGTAATACTTCCGTTAATACCACCGATCAAATCTTTTATATTTCCAATTGTGCCAGTTACAATTCCAAGTTCATTGAGAACATCGTTTAGAAATTTATTTACATTATCAAGAATTCCATTCACTTCAGTGGTCATTACATTCATATTTAATGCAATTAAGTCTCCAGTAAGTTGCTCAACAGAACAAATAGGAGTAATTGGAGTTTGTAAAATTATAGTTTTATCTGGTCTTCTTTTCTCTGGCGGTAATTGTCTTTTAAGTGCCTTGTCTAAGAGACTTTGAATTAAAGCACATAAATTATTTGTGATTTTACTGTATAAACCAGCAATCAATTCAGTAATCTTTGTTTTAATATCAAAATATCTACTTCTCATGTTAGGAGGAATCTGCTCTATTGTAGGAGCGAGACCTTTATTTATTTGCTTCAAAATATATTCCATAATCTTATTGAAGACTATCTTCATATATTTTGCAATTATACAAGCAAAATCAGAAATTAGTGCTTGAATATCTCTAATTTTATTTGAAACTGCATCAACATAACTTTCAACAGCGTTTAAGACTTTATCAATATCTTTAGTTAAATTTTCAAGTTCAGTTTGAATTGCTTTGAGTGCAGACTTAACGGTATCACAAGGAGACAATAAAACAGTTTTTCTTTGGTAATAATCATTTCTTACAATATCTGCCTTTGACTGTTCGTGAACTGCATCAACATTTTCTCTAGTTGCTCCAGGTTGTGAGGGAGATGTTGGAGAGTTTGCTTCTTCACATCGTGCTTTAATACCGGCAGAAACTGCTTTTTGAACAAAATTACTTCTTTCAGTTCCGGTTAAACCTCTAGCGTCAGCTTCTGCAAGAGCACTTTGCTGATCTCTAAATTGTAGTTTTGTTAATGGTTTATCAGATCTCAATCCAAATTCATTTACAGAAATTCCAGGTGGAACAGGAGCACATTCTTCAGATTGTTCTTTAGATTTTGGTTTATTGATTACAAGTCCCTCATCAGGAACTTTTATGTTTGGATCTTTATTTCCATCAACAGGAGTTGCGTGTCCACTTGTTGCAAGGCTTCCGGGTTGAGTATTAGTAACTCGATTATCACCTATCTTTGTTGAGAGTTGTGTTTGAGCATTATTTCCAAGAACTCCCATAATAACGGGAACTTGTTGCTCTTGCCCATCAAGAAAGAATCCAAAAACAAACATTCCTTGGCGAAGGTTTGCTGTTGCTCCTGCATTTGCTTGACCGCCACCACCAGTCACAGGATACATTACCTGTGCCCAAGGAAGTTGATCTGAAGGTACTTCAGTTTCTCCTTGATCGTGAAGACCTATAATTCTAACCTTATATCTTCTACCCCACCCAGAAACTTGATCTTTACTCTCAAATTTTCCCGGTAATATATTATCTCGCCAAGTTGAATCTGCGGCAATCTGTCCGATCCACCAACTAAAACTTGCGCCAAGAAACCCTGAATTAAATAAAGTTCCGCCTTCCATTAGTTATTAATCATTTTGTTTAAAATAAATTGAACCTCATCATATGCTTCTTCTGGAGTACTATAAGGCATATATTCACATCTATCAAATGTTCTTACCTCTCCATTCTCATTTATAAAATATTTTGGAGAATATGTTTTATTCCAAATCATTTCATTCATAAACTCTACATTCAAGAGCATCTGGATGACTGTCACAATATAACTCTAGTGATGTTGGATCGCGATTATCATCTGGATGATTGGCTTGGTATTGCTCCAAATCTCCAAGCTCACCCTGTAAATGACGACGCCTTTGTCCACTTATATTAGGATTATCTAATTCGTCACGATCATCATTAATGTGTTGTTGAAGGGATCTATCCATAAGAAAGAAACATAACACTATTACTATTACTATTTAACACATTTATATTGCATTATACGTTGGTCCTTTTCTGCCAAGAGAATCTCTCACCAATGTAAGTTTTGTATATCCACCATTTTCTAAACTAATATAATGACATAGTTCAGAGATTACATAAAATCCACCAAATTGCTTATTCAGATCTTGAACATCCTTATTTGATAACTCAGGAGATTCTACATAAATTAAATCTCCTGCGTGTAGACTAAAATCACCAGGAACTGTAATAATAACTTGAGTTGAAAAAAACTGGTTATATCTCATAACAGATTGATTCAAAATATTTTTAGGGTCAAAATTTTCATCTTTTGATTTTTCAATTTGTTTATTAGTATCTCCACTAGGCAGTGCGCCCTTATCAATTAGCATATATTGAGTTCTGGAAAAATCTTTGTTTGATTCTCTTTTATCAAACTCTTTATTATATTTTGGCAGTTCTTTTCCAGCTTTTTGTAAATTATTTTCTGATCCGGGTTTTCCTTGATCCGCTTTTGTATTTGGAGTAACTACTTCATAGTAACAATTGAAAGGATCAAATAAAATTGTTCTCGTCGAATAAGTTCCAATTTCCAATTTAGATTCTACATTTCCTGTTGCAGTGGCAATGTTATACTCTAAAATTTTTCCATCATATCCAGCAGGAATATTAGCACCTCTGCCATCCGGAGTTTGATTACTAATAAATTTTTTATAGTTCTTAACTGTGCCTGATGGTTCAACATCAGACAAAAGATTTTCTACTGATTTAAATTTAAATCCTTCGGAAGTTTCGAAAAAGAAAAATCCAGCACTATTTCCCTTTGCCTTTGAAAATTTTGGTATTGATTTTCTAGCTAACCAAAGTAGTGAATAAAAAGGTCTACGATTATTGCCTATAAAATTATAATTATTTTCAGTTTCCTCAATGTCTAACTTTTTCTTAGTGGCAAGATAATTTTTGTCTGTTAAAATTCTATTAACATGATCGGATATTTTGCCATCAAACCTAGTATTTAACACTGTTTTATAATTTAAAATTGCCTCTTTTGAAACTAAATTTAAACTAACTAATGATTTTTGGGTATCTTGTTTTAATGGACTGATATTATCAATATACAAATCAATTTTAATTTCAACATTATTTGGATCTTTTAGTTTTAATGATGTGTTTTCTGTTCCAACTAGTGGCATACCCTCAACTAAATTTTTTAAAGATCCTTCAAACTCTACAGTTTTTCCAGTTTCTCCATAAATTAAATCAACTTTTATATTTGGACTTAATATACTCTCATAATAATATAAATCTCTAATGATAGTTGATATATCTTTTTTATTTTTTCCGTCATTGGAAGTAATAATGCATGAAGAAATATCATAATCCCTAGACTGCGCAACAGTGATTGGTGTATTTGTCATACCTTTTTATCTTTATAATAGTATTTACTACATAAAAAGATCATCTTGAGATGGATCTTCCGCGCTACCACTAAATCCATTAGAACCATTATAAATTGACATAATCATTGGTGGGACAATAGTTACTGAAGAACTTTCTGGAACATAATATGTATAGTCTTCTTCAGTTTCTGGATATCCATCTTCTGTGTACTGACTTAGTATTGATATCAAATTTTCTGATGCCATTTTTCTTTGAGATATAGTTTCAACTTGATTAATAAGGTCATAGAATTTAATTCCAAATAGTTCTACAGAATCTGCATCGACAACATATTCTCCTGGGTGAGTTATATAATATCCAGTACTATCAATATATCCACCAGTAAACATCATACCTTTAATCATATTTCGGATAGAATCTCCACCAGATCCAGGCGAATCTTTCTTATATAATTGAAATAAATCCCAACGTTCTCCTGTACCTCCCCATAATCTAGGTCCATAATTATCAGTAATATTTCTTCCATCTTTATTTGATCCCGCTTCAGCATGTGTCATTACATTTTTGACATTGACATCAGAAGGTTTCCATCCCCACGCCTTTGCTATTTTGGCAGATTCTTCTGCCATCTTTTGGTATTGAATACTTTTAACTGGTATTGACCATGGTTCTGGATTACCCCCCATAGCAGCAACACTAAGTCCTACAGAGTTACTATTTCTTTTTTCGGTATGTTGACCTCTTTGATCATATGGAATAACCCTGTGTATTTTTCCATCACCAGTGATAATAGTGTGATAAGATCCTCGCGGAACTGATTGGTATCCACCAGCAGTCCAATGCAAATATATTTGCTTTCCCTTTCCATCTCCCAAGTTATTAAAAGAAGCATTATCTGGCGTTGAAATATCTTTATCTCTTTTTATTTTCAAGTTCGCATAATCTTCATCCGTTCCGTGAAGTTTATCCTTTCCACCTTTATAACCTCCATAGAAATAAAATCCATACTTACTGGCAAGTTGTGCAAGTTTTTCATTAATCCCACCTTTTGATTTACTAAAGTCATTACCAACTCCAAGTATTCTAACTCTTGCTCCGATCGATTTTAAATAAGAAAATTGTGCTTCAACAGAACTCCAATCATCTGTTGAATTTGCGATACCTGTAGATAGATCAACCAATACTCCTTTTAAGACATCACCTCTTGCTTTTAAAATGGAAAGAACCGCTGCAGAATTTCTTCCAACTTTAGTATCATCAGAATCTGTTCCAGATCCAGTTCTTCCAGCAAATCCGTGAGCAATACTATCTCCGATTACAAATTGCGCTGTACCACCAAACTGTGCTAATGGATTTTCTGTTCCGGAACCACTACCAGAAGATTGCTGGGATTTTTCTGCGCTACCCACAGAACTGTTCACCTTTAAAGTTAATTGATTCATTAGATCTTTTAAAATAGAATCAATTGAACTTGATATTGACTCTTTCGTAATCCTGGTCACCCAATTAGAAATATCAAGGGAACCAGTTTCATCACTAATTACACTATCTGTTCCGGGAACTTTAGTTGTATCTAAAAGATTATTGAAAAAATTATTGAGTCCACCACCAACTGCCTTGTAGTCACTTTCAGATGGTTTATCGCCAAATAAAGTTTTGACGCCCATTTCAAGTATTGGATGTAAAAACTTTGTTGTTCCAACAATATCATAAGTTTTTTCCAAATATTTAAAAGAACTTACTGTACCAGGATCATTTGGTTTTGAATAAAATGTTTGTATTTTTGGAGAATTACTATCTTTATAAGGTTGAGTTCCTCCAACATCAATTCCTGGCTGCAAAGGTGTAGTAGGGATTTCAACAACTCTCTTTGCTTTTACCTTTTTTCCAACAGTTCTAGTAACAGTCTCAGTATAAACTCCACCACGAGTCACAGGCCCTCCAGAAGCATATCCCATAGACTTTACTGCTTGATCGCCAAATAAACTTCCAAAAGATCCTTGTTTCTTTGCAAGTGTTCCAAAACTCAAAACGTTAACAATTTGCCTTAATTGCTCTCTTATTCTTGCATCTAATTTTCCTAAATTTTCTCTTTGAGTTTTGATTCCTTTTGCATCTCCAGTGAGAGACATTATGCCAAAATTGATAAGTTCAATTGCATATCTAAAGGGAGCACCAATTACATCAAGTAAAGTTCCGATTCCATTAGAAATAAAATTGTAGAACCTCATTCCGGGAATGGCTATCGTATTGTAAAATCCAACCTTCAAAAATCTCATAAAAGGATTTGGATCTTTTTGTGCTTCTGCTAATCCAGTATATGCATCCTTTTCAATTTTTGTCGTAAATTTTCTAAGTTGGAACATTCCTTCGCCTAAAGCAGAAGATATAAGTCCAACCCCACCAACAATTCCTACTGCAGCACGAGCGCCAACTTGTCCAGCAACTCTTAGAGCTCCTTGCTGAGATGCTCTTTGCGCTCCTTGTTGAACGACTCTATCTCTTACGGTTTCAACTGCTTGCTGCGCAACAGACCCTCTTGCATCACTCTCAACCAGATCACTGAATAACATACCAGCAATGAACATCGAGTTCATTACTTTAGTTGCAAGGTCTAAAGTTCTATTATAATTTTCAAGACCCCTATCGCCACCCAATAATTTTGCTTGTTGTTTTCCGAAATCAACAATCCTATAAACCTTATCAATAAAGGTGACCATTGCATTTAACAAAGACCCACCAAACTCAACTATAAACTCACTGAATTTTAGAGCGCCAATTAATACCCCTTTTAGTTTTGGTAGATGGGGTAAAATTTTAATTGTGAACGCACCAAGTAAGACCTTAAATAGGAAATTCTTTACAATATCCAAAAATCCAAGTTTTGGGACAGAAAATTTATTTCCAACTTGTTTTTCTTGACCATCTGAAAGATCTTCTATTTTTCTTTCTTTCTCTTCAAATTTTTTTCTTTCGTCAAATAATCTTTGTTTTTTAAAAACTACATCCCTAAACTTGTTGTTTTCTCCAACAAGTTTCTCTACACGAATAACTTGCTTTTTTATCAGATTTACTGTTAAATTTTTGGGTTGAATATATGCCATTTACTTATCCTCTTGTGTAACACATATCTTGTTCCCAATTAGGAGACTCTTCTCCACCTCCACCAAAAGATGATAAAGTTGAAACATAAATTGGAGGAGACATTATTATAGTATTTTCTGATTCTTCAAAAATAACTTCTGGTCTTTGATCAATTTTTCTTCCGGTATATTTGCTTAAATGTTGTATAAGTTGAGAAGATTTTTGTGCTCTCTGATTTTCATTTTCTACATTATTAATCAAAGTAAAAAATGAAATACCACCAAATAAATCAACAGAATCTTTATCAATTACATACTCACCTTTATGTAGAAGTTTAGTTCCACCAGATATCGTTGGTCCGCCACTTTGGCGAGAACCAGTAAATGGAGATTCTTTACTGTATCTTGACAATGGATTGAATCTAGAAAGAACTGCAGATTTATCTCCACCAGTATCACTTGGATTTGTTGCCGCTTCCCAGTGAAGGTGAGGTCCACTTGATCTTCCAGTGCTACCAAGAACACCAAGAACAGTTCCTGCAGTCACTTTTTGTCCTCGTTTTACAAATGCGGGTTTATTCATATGACCATAGAAGTGAGCAATTCCAAAACTATCAATCCAATTAACATAATACCCATATCCACCAGGATCTTCTCCAACATCTTCAACCACACCAGAAGTAAATGCTTTTAAGTACTCACCAACATTTCCAGAAATATCGACCCCCATATGCATTCCTGGTGACAAAGCAAGTTTCCTCATTCCCATTTCAGAAGTTACAATATGCCCTCCTGCTGGTTGTTGAACTGGTGGTGGTAAAGTTCCATCCGGCATTTCTGGATCACAGACACAATCAGAAACATTAGCGGCAGGAGAATCTGGAGCAATTTTTGCTGTTGATGGACTTCCTTGACCTCTATATTTTGCCACATTAGCATTATATCTGCCAAGAAATCCTTTTGTGGCGTTATTTTGCTGACTGCCTCCAGGTAATGAAGGCCAAGTTCCATTTAGTTTATAGGCAACCTTCATTGGATCAGTTCTCAAATCTTTAATAATACCATTAACTCCATAACCATAACGATTAACTGCAAGTTGCCACGCTGCTCTATCTTGGTTTGCGGGAGAAAAATCTTTTAATCCCAACTGTTTAGCAAGTGGATCCCAAGTTGTAGAAAGAAACTGATATCTACCAGCAGCATCACTACTTCTTCCATCAGGTGTTCGCCTTCCAATTCTTGGATGGTCTTTATAACTATCAAAGGTTGCTCCACCATATCTGATATTGTATCCTCTAGCTTCTGCGCCAGCAATAGCATCTAAAAGTGCCTTTCCTTCTGGTGGAATTTCTCCAGCAACAACTTCTCCACCGCCACCAGATTCATCTGGACATTCACAATCCATATCATTTTTTTCTTTGACAATTTCTGGTAGTTTCAATCCCAACTGATTTCTAAGTTGATTTTCAATAAGACCGAAAGTATTTCGAAGAGATGACAAAATCTCACCTTTAATAAAAGGTTTTAATCCATCAGTTCCCAAAGAAGAATAAATCTGATTTGCTACCTGCGGATTTTGTTCTTGAGCACCAAATAATAAAAATGAAGATAATGTTCCAGACACAATATCATAATCTGCATCAGTAACCTTATCTCCAAATATAGACTGTATAGTTAATCCCAATAATGGACCAACATAATTTGCTCCCACCAAAGATTGATAAGAATCATCTATGTATCCATATTGATTCATTACTCCATCATCATCAGAATGTGGAAAGACTTTTTGAATCACTCCAGAACCACCAACTGCAGATCCGGGACTTATAACTGACAAGTCTTTTTTAAATGTTCTTGGTATCTTGACCTCATCTTCATCGCCAACACTTCTTGTATATCCACCACCAGCAAACTTTTTAATCACTAATCCACCACGATAATAACCTATATCCTTTGCTGCTTTTTCACCATATAAACTTCCAAAAGATCCAGGAGTTTGTAATTTCTGCGAAACTCCTTTCATACCCACAAAACTAAACAAAGGAGCAAGTATTGAAAAATGTTCTCTAATACCATCACGAACTCTTGCATCAAACTTGCCAAGATTTTTATTCTGCTTATCAAGACCTTCACGATCATCATTTAATTTCATCACTGCTGCACGAATTAATTCAACACCATATCTGAATGGAGCACCAACAATATCAAATAAAACTCCAGTACCATTTAATAACCATATTGCTGGACCAAGAGTTGATGATAACCACCCAAAAAATCCTTTCTTTAAAAATCTAGTAATTGGATTTTTATCCTGAGATGCTTCAATTAACTTACCAGTAGTCCAACCTTGAAGTTGTTTTCCAAACTTCTTAATTTGAAATGCACCTTCACCTATTGCCGAAGAAAGAAGTCCAACGCCAAGAACAATCCCAGCAGCACCTAAAGGTCCAATTGCAGTTCTTACTCCTTGCTTCGTAAACTCTTGCACTGCTTTGTCAGCAACCTGTTGTTTTATTTGTTGTTCAATAATTTCTGTACCAGCATCAACTGCTTTTTTTGATGCCGCTCCACCAAGACCAATACCACCAAAATCACTAAACAACATTCCAGCAATAATGATAGAATTTAATAAAGAATTAGCCTGGTTGTTCATTGCGTCAAGAGAATCAATTGCTTTTTGTCCACCAATACTCTTAACCATTTTTCTAGCGTGGTCTGCCGCTTGATATCCTTTATCGACAAAAGTTATTAAACCATTCAATAACTTTCCACTTATGTCAAGTATAAAATCACTAACTCTCAAAATGAGAATGAATACTTTCATCAATTGTGGTAGATATTTCAAAAGACGAACTGCTATAAACCCTAACAAAACATTTGTAATAAATTTCTTTAAGGAATCTAAAAAACCAAGTTTTTTTCCTAGTTTTTTTATTGGTCTTCCAAGAAAACCCAATACCTTCTCTAAAGTGTTTTCATAATTAATTCTACTTTCTCTTTCATCATTCCTTCTCGCGCCCTCACTACTTTTTTTCTGAACAAGTAGAGATGACTTAATTAATTTCTCTTTCGCAATAAACTGCTTCCTTATTAATTTAAAGTTTGTTGTGAATGGAGACTCTATTTTTGCCATTGGTTATTATTGTTTAATACCCAATGCATTTTTAGTTCTTCTGTTTGAACCATAGGATGAAGAGAATTGTGGGACTGATGGATTCGCACCAGAACCTCTTACTCCACCCATTCCACCGCCAGAGACTTTTGGTTTAGTGGAAACTACTTTTGGTGCCGGTTTAGGTGGTGGAGTTATTGTTTTTCCTTTTGGTTTTTGTCTAGCAATTCTTGCCTTATTTGCTGCAGCAAAATTTGCATAGTACTTGCCATCAGATGAAGAATAATACTTTCCTTGAGAAGCAGCAACTCTTTGTTTTACTCTGTCATCAGATGCTTTATCAGCAGCATCAACTCTTCCAATATCTTTATTTGTACCAAACATCCTGACACCAGTACGCCAAGCCTGTCCAAAAATACCCCCCCTACGGGTATCTTCTATTGCACTGCCCCTTGTTCTAGCATCAGCAGCAGATTCTCCTGGTTTAGATCTAGTGGTTTCTCTATTAAGTATTGCCGCTCTATTTTGTTTTGCCTCAGTATCATTTATTGCTCTAGAATAACCATTAGGTCCTAAACGTTCATTCATCATCTTTTTAATATTTTCCTCTTTCATTCCACGTCTTCTCATATCCTCCAAATCACCAATAGCAGTTAAACGCATCGTTCTAGCGTTTAGTGTTTCTTGCCTACCTTTTACACCTTTAGGATCAAAAAAATCTGCCAAAGATTCCATCATACCTTTATTTCTTTGAGTTGCTCTCTGATAAGTTGGTTCTCCCCCTTTAAATGACAAATAACCAACGAATGGTCCATCAGGTCCCATCATAATTTTTGTTTTTGGAAGATTCTTTTTATCTTTAGTAGAAATACCACTCATCAGTCCACCTCCACGACCAGAATATCCACCACTCCTTGCACCATACTTATCAACTTGACCAGAAAGACCTTTCGCAAAATTTGATGAATATACAATATCCTTTCCTTTCTGCTGAGCAAAATATTCCATTCCACCAACGTTTATTTTTGGTACAGTAATTGCATCATATCCAGTACCTGCACCTAACTTTCTTGTGGCATTTTTAACAAGAATTGATTGTCTTCCTCCATAAGTCGTTCCATAACCAGTTCCAACAGAAGTTTGAACACCAGAACCAGAAGCAAGTCTTCTTTGAACTTTCATCTGCTCTTTTGTTCTTTTCATCCTATCATCATTTGACAGTCTCTTTGTATCTGAAAGAACTGGATCTTTGTATACCGAACTACCTTCAGAAGGATCTCCACCTATTAGTCCTCCAGTATTGGCATAAACCATTTGTCGAACTATACGTGGATTATTAGTTCCTCCACCTGCAGCATTCATTGCCTCAAGAGTATTCACACCAAACTTCTGAACTGCTCCACGAGACATTACAAACTCACCATCAGTAAGCATAGCAGGAACTTTATCAATTCCTTTGGGTCCAGAAACAACTCCATTCATCCCCTGCATTAAACTTGCAAGACCACCAGACGCAAAGAAAGATGTGAAAGGATTTATTTTAGAACCAATTCCAGAAGTTGAGGAAGAAAACAAATCGTTTAGATTTGCAAATCCACCACCAAATGCTCCCATTGCCGGAGTTGCTGGTGCTTCTGGGACATCAAGTTGTGGTGCCTCGCCACCACTTATCATTTCATTAACTACAAGTCCGGTTCCTACAGTCGCAGCAGCCGCAAGTCCTCCCCGAAAAGCAAATCCCTTTAATCCACCAAGTCTTCCGCCACCAGAAAATGCGGCAGCAGCTCCCTTAAGACCTTTACCAGTTGCAATTGCCTTTGCAAGTCTTGCAGCAATAACAACAAGTCTTGATGTTGCTCCTATCGCAACTCCTGCGACTTTTCGTACTACTCTACCAAAACCAGTTCCAAATAAAATATATCCAGCAACAAGAGACGGCCACCAATCACTTAAGAATCGCATTATAGAGCGAATCCTACTTCGATTATTTTCGTCGGCAAACCAATTCAACAAAAGAATAAGTGCTCTACCAAGAAATATTGTAACAAAATATTGTATGATTTTATCTAGAATACTTTTAACTGGAGCAATAACTGACTGTGCAACTGTTTTAACTGCCACAAAAGAACTTTCTAATCCAAGTTCTATTCCTTGTCTTCTACTTCTTTCTTGTTTTAATCTCGTTTGATCAGCATCTCTTACTGTTTGTTTATTCTGATTGGTCAATAACTGAATAATATTTGTAAGAGATTTAGATATATCCTTTAAGATAGTAATATCGGTAGGAGAATTTATAAGTTGTTGCTGAGGGGCAACAGATTGAACTGTGGTTGTTCTGCCCATCAATCTCTGCCGATTTACTACCGCCATAGTACCTTATAGTTGCGAACTTTGCTGTTGTTGCTTGAGTTTTTCCTCTTCAAGATGCTGTTCGAGAAGACCAACATAAATGTCTCTCTCCCACGGTATCATACTTTCAATTTCCCATAATGAATATTTATGGTACTGCATCAATGCAAAATTCAACCTAAAATAATTTTCAAGGTCCATATGGACCATTCCTATGCGAAAAAAGATGCTAACCCTTCAAGTACGACTTCGCTTTCTTTTTGAGTTTTAGGATTTTTAACAGTCACTTTATGAGATAACTTAGGCATTGTTTCAAAGAATTTTTCAATTTCTTTAAATTGAAATGAATTCATTTGATCAAGAAACTCTGTAAGTTCCTTTTTAGTTACATCAGCAGTAGACCAAACTTCTTCCTCAGTATAAATTTTATCAATACAAGATGCAATCAAATCAAAAGATTGCTCCATAGCATTTTCATTTTTAAAATCAAAATTTGTTTTAATGAATTGTTCAAGTGATGGATACTTCATCTCCATCATAATACTATTATCTACTTTGATTTTATTAGTATGTTCTTCGTTTTTCTGAACTTTAATACTATCTAAATTAATACTTACAGTAGTATTCGTTTCATTATCGTCTGGACAAATAATATTAACTTCTACCTCCTCTCCAACAGACTTGCCACGAATATTTAAAAACAAATATTCAATATCAAAAGTTGGTAGTGTTTCTACTTTAATATCTTTTGTTAAAATGCAATTTTTAATTACAGTCTTAATTGCATTAGTAATTTGCTTATTATCTTCACTCTCTAAAGCAATTACTAAAAGTTTTTCTTCCTTTACCAAGAAAGGTCTGTAACGAATTGTCTTTTCAGTTGAAGGCAATTCAAGTTCATATGTTGGTGTAGAAATCTTAGGTAATGGCATAATGTCCTATAGAAAAATTTCAGGTACGATTATTTAGATGGTTACCAGAGAGGTTCTTGTCTGGTTGTGTTATCATCAAATGCTTCAGCAGATTTATAATAATCAGCATTAATTTGATTTTGACTATATTGGTTAGATCCTAAAGCACCAGTTCCTTCAAGTCCAGATAAATTTAAATTCTCAGGTCCATATCCAAATTGCGCATCATTAAATGTCGCTTGATTTGCTGGTCTTGAAGGATCTCCTGTAGTGGTATTAGAAGACTCTCCTTTCTCATCATCGTGTGGAGGTTCCTTAGATGTAGGATCCAAAACGTATCGAATATAAGAAAAAGACACGGTGCATTTTAATAAAGAAGAAGTATCATAAGAAACAGGCATTGATGCAATTGAAATTGGAAATGCATCAATAAATTCATAAGTCAAAGTCTTAGTATATGTTCTTTCAAATTTTGTAATTTTAAGTCCAGTGGCAATATAATTTATTGGATAATTTAGTCTATAAAAATAGTTTGGTGACTTAGATCCAGGTCTTTGATTATTTTCTGTTATACTTTCTCCAACAATATATTTCATCCAAACTTCAAAATATCTTATTGGTAAATAATTTTCCGCATCAACATAAAAAGTCATATCAATTCTATCATCATATATTCTTCTATTTGCGTGTCTTTGTGTTACTCCGTGATAATCACCAGTGATATCCATTGTTCCAATATTGGATCCCGGAAGAGAGGTTTCGGCACACATCAAATTCAAAATAGATTGTTTGGTACCTTTAAAATTCGATAACCCATTAGCATTTAAATAATTTGCACCTTTTTTTCCTTCCAATCCAGGAGGAATCGGAATTTGAACCTCAAAATGAGAAGTTAAAGATGGATTAAGTAACTTTGATTTAATATAATCTACTGACCTTGGAGTAGGCATTTATAAATACTTTTTGACCGTATATATTATGTAGTAAGGATAATGGCAGAAAGTATCAAGAGTAAATATAAATAATATGTAATGCTTAATTCATAATGAAAAAGATTATCAAATTCAATACAAAAAAATTAAACGAAGTATTTAATAATGATTCTACGCCAAAAATTTTATACGAAGAATATGAAGGGTATTCTGGATATGAAGGAGAGTTCAATCCATTTTATGGTAAGAAGCATTCAAAAGAAACTAAAGAAAAATTAAGACAAATAACATTAGAACTTTGTAAAAATGAATCTTTTAGAATGAGTAGGACAAATTGTGGAGAAAAAAATGAAATGCATAAAAGTGAAAGATTTGGAGAACTAAATCCAATGTGGGGTAAAACTCATTCTGAAGATGCAAAAGAAAAACAAAGGATCAAAAGAAAAGAATGGTTTAAAAATAATGAAAGTCCAAACAAAGGTAAACCTTGTTCAGAAAGCACAAAGAAAGCAATATCCGATAAAAATAGTAAAGAATATAAATTAATTTCTCCCAAAGGAGAAATTGTAGAAATCAAAAACCTCACTAAATTTGCAAAAGAAAATAATTTAAGTATTGGATGTCTACAACACGTTGTTAATGGGAGAAATAAATCACATAAGGGTTGGAAAAATGCCGCGTGATTCAAAGTATCATCAAGGATATTTCCATCCAAGAAATCCAGAAAAATATATCGGAGATCCCCAAAACATAATATACCGAAGTGGGTGGGAACTTAAATTTATGCAATGGTGTGATAGATCGCCAAACATCATAAAATATGGATCAGAGGAGTTTTGTATTCCTTATTATAATCCAGTAAAGCAAAGAGTTTGTAGATATTTCCCCGATTTTATTATTGAAGTATTGGAAAGTAATGGAAAAATTCAAAAGTATGTTATTGAAATAAAACCAAAAAAACAAACTATCCCCCCAACCCAAGGAAATAAAAAAACAAAAACATACATTAACGAGATTAATACATATGCAGTTAATCAATCTAAATGGAAATCAATTCAAGAATGGTGTGATGATAGAATGATTAAGTTCCGCGTAATCACCGAACAAGAACTAGGTATCAGATAATGGCAGAAGGTTTCGGACAATATCTCAACATACCTCCAAGAATGAGAGAATTGAAAAAAAGAATTATTAGCGAATACACAAATGATCCAGAAGATCTAATGTTAATTATAATGGATGTTTTGAAAGAAGATGCATTGTATCCAGAAGTAGGAAAATTTTACACTTTTGTTTACAATCCTAAGACACCGAATATTGAATATGACCAACATCCTTTAATTGCTTGTACAGGTATTTACAACTGGGGATTTAGGGGAGCTAATTTTCATTGGGAAAAATATAGAAATTATACTTGGCAAGAAGTTGCAGGAAAATTATATACTATCAAATACGAAGAACTTGATGAAATGCTTTCTATACCTTATGCAAAATTCCGTCTAAATAAATAAAAACCCCCCTTTCATAAATGTCTCATACTCTACAAAAAATTGAGATGATTATTTCTCTTGTAAGAATGGAGAGTGTTTGATGGCAGGAACTTATGGAGAGCCAGGAAAAAATCCATTTGCATTAAAAGGTATTGGTGGCGTTCTTTCCCCAGTAGTAAATGCAGAAACTGGAGTAATTCAAATTTATAAAAAAGGTGCATTCAATACATATCAAAGTTTAGGGACGTTAGATCCTAAAACAAATAAATTTTCGAAGGACGATAAAAATTCGCCAAACTTGTCAGAAACTGAAATCAAGGCATTATCAAGTTCAGAAGGAATAAATAATATTAAAAACGCAGCAAAGACTGCAACTATACAAGGGGTAAAAGCAGAAGGTAAAACTGACGCGGAAGCACAAGCAAAGGCTAATAAATTAATATCTCCAAATAGTGCATCAAATCCAGGTGGACAAAATCCTACTGCAGGAACACCTGCGGCAAGTGATGCAGATAAAAAATCCTTTGATGAAGAAAAAGGTACTTTTAAAGAAGGAACCAGAGAAGAATATGGTAATGCAATATATCCACTAAATTTAAAATTAGAACATCAAGATTGTATTAAATTTTCAATACTAAAATACATACCATCTTTAGAATATAATAATCAAAATTCTCAGGGAGATGTATTAAGACTTGTTAGAATAGAAGATGGGGTTCCAAAAATTGGCAAACAAATATTAGGAACCATAACACTACCAATACCTGCCGGAATTAATGATAACAATAGCGTTGACTGGCAATCAGATACACTATCAGAACTTAAATCAGCATTTGGATCCATCGCTGCAGAAGCAATAAAAGGTGGTAGAGAAGGTGCCGAGGGTGCTATTAAAAATGTCAATTTCAGTGAAAAATTAAGCGACCCAACTACTACAAAAGGTATTAGTGGATTGCTTGCTGGCATAGCAGTCGGTAGTGAAAAACTTCAACAGAGATCAACAGGAACAATATTCAATAATAACTTAGAACTTCTTTTCAATAGTCCATCTCTTAGATCATTTTCATTTACTTTCAAACTCTCTCCAAGAGAACCAAAAGAAGCGAAAGAAGTTATGAAAATTATTCGTTTTTTTAAACAAGCAATGTCTGTGAAAAGAAGTAAAAGTACATTACTACTCAAAACTCCACATACTTTTGCTATTTCATACCTAACTTCAAACCAACAACATCCATACTTAAATAAATTTAAAGAGTGTGCTTTGACTACCTTTAATGTAGATTACACTCCAGAAGGACAATATATGACTTATATGAGTTCAGATATTCAGGATAGATCTATGATTTCATATGTAATATCAATGACCTTCCAAGAACTTGAACCAATATTTGATGATGAGTATCAAAAAGAAGATCCAGTTTCAAATATAGGTTACTAAAATGACGAATCCTTATTTCAAAAAACTTCCATCTTTTGAATATGTAAGTAGATTACCTGACGCCAAAATAGGGGATTATATTGAAGTTAAAAATATATTTAAAAAAGGAACAATTCGCCCTGATATTTTTAATAATCTTGCTTTTTTTGAAAATTATAAAATCTTAGGAGATGATCGTCCAGATAATGTTGCCTTTAAACTTTATGATGATTCGACTTTAGACTGGATTGTTCTTCTTTCAAATAATATCATAAACATTCAAACAGAGTGGCCATTAACTCAACAATCTTTTGATACTTATTTGAGAAAGAAATATGGATCTGGATTAACAACTGAAGAAGAAATCTATACAAAAATTTACGATGTTCATCACTACGAGACTGTAGAAGTTAAAAATAGTCAAGGTGTAGTAATTATGCCCGCAGGTCTTCAAGTCCCATCAAATTATTCAGTAAATTATTATGATGCTTTTATAGAATCTCAAGTAAATGCCACAAACATAACAGTACCGGTTACTAACTATGAATATGAAGAAAACCTTGAAAATGATAAAAGAAATATTTACGTTTTAAATTCAAGATATTTAAACGTTATTCTTAATGATATGGAAAATTTAATGGCATATAAAGAAGGTGCCACTCAATATATTTCAGAAAATCTTAAAAGAGCAGACAACATTAGACTTTATTCTTAAGTTTCAAGTACCTTTTAACATAATCACTTTTGAGTTGGTTTAAATGTTTTATCAATAAAAGACCCGAAATACTTTACATCTTCTTCAGGCAAACATCTACAAGTTCTTGATCCAATATATCCCATTCCCCATTCTTCATAGGAATAATAGACATAGCGATATTATTTATACTGGAAAGGAGGAGATTTCTCTCCTCCAACCTTAAAGATGCTAGTCAGTTAAGACGTCTTTATTTATCAGTCATTTGCAAGGCGAGAAAAATATGCCATTGCATCATCTTCATCATCATCTTGAGAGATTTGGGGAAGTGAAGGAGACTTAGAACGAGCATAAGACTGTTCCAGTTCTTCCACTACACGATCTTGAACTGTAGGAGTTTGAGTAAACTCTTCAAGATCATCTTCTTGTTCAACCACTGCACGGGAGCGAGCAGGAGAAGAGTTCTTAAGACCAAGAACCATATTCATGCGACGCTCAAGTTCTTCATAGGACTTGAACTGGTCGGGAGCAGTGATAGCAGTCAAGGAATACTCTTTCTTCCAGAGGGCTTCCAGAGCATCGTCATCATCCAGTAGTGGTTCAACAGAACCAAATTCGGACTTGTCGTAGTTCCAATACCCATCTTTCTTTACGATTTTGAGTTTGAAATTAGCACC